GAGTGTAACCCAGATGACGTGGAGACTATGAAGCTTCTCAAGAGGGATTCCAAACCGTGTCCAGCGTGCGGCATGCTCATCACTAAGATTGACGGTTGTGATCAGATGTGGTGTACGGCTGAGAATTGTCACACGGCTTTCAGTTGGAAGACGGGGCAGAAGGTATATGGGAACATTCACAACCCCCACTTCATCCAGTTTACCCTTCAAGGTGGTCGGTTGGAACGTGATGTCGGTGACATTCCATGCGGTGGTATTCCAGACTATTGGATAATAGTGAACCGTATGGATGAACTCAGAAAAATCCATCCCGATGAAGAGACCATCTTGATGAAGAAGCAACTCACGTGGTTCAACAGGCTTCTCAGACATCTCGAAGCCATAGAGCTGCACGCACCACCAGCCGTGAACAACACAGACATCAGAGTTCAATTCATGCTGAACGAGCTACCGGAGTGCAAGTTTAAATTCGAACTTCAAAAACGTGAAAAAAGAGCAAAAAAGAAAAAGGAGTTTTTGGACGTGACGACCATGTTTGTACACACCGGATCTGATATACTGCGGCACATCGTAGACCTGTTACCCCATGAGCGATTGGCTCGCTATGTCCGGGTGGACATGAATGCTATCAGGGAGCAGATTGAGATCATCAACAAGTTGCGAAGGTACGCCAATTCTCAGTATGAAAGGATCGGCAAGATTTTCGCGTGCGTGCCACCTTACATTTCGGGTAACCTCGAGTATTTTAGACACAAGCCTAAAACGGATCGATGAATTTTTCCAGCTTTTGTAAATACTGTTCTTCGCTGATGATACCCTTGCGTTTCAGACGTTTGTAATGTTTTTCGACTAGAAATATATTATTTTTCATCCATGCATCATGTTCTTTCTCTAGCTCTTCTCTTTTGTGAATATTCATACATTCTCCTTCATGAATAATAGATCCACATGAACTACACCCTCTATTTAAAGTACGACAATCTGGACTCTTGCATTGGTCACCTAAACTACACTGTCCACCCATCGCCCACCCCCTGAACCCCATACCAAAGTCTTTATGTATAGCCTGTTCGTGAGATAAGTTCATGTGAATCGTTTCGGTCGTGGGACACAAGAAACACGTTTGACATGAAAAGACATCTATTTTCACATTAAACTCTGGATGAATGTCGAGCATTTTATTATATTATTTTATTTGATTTTTTGAGATTTTCATGTGCTGGTAATAATTGTAGATTTGTGTAATGAAAACATCTTTTCCGCTGTTCTACATCACTCATATCAAACGAATCACATGGAATTATATGGTCTATATGTGCGTTTGTATAATCCTTGCCTTCAACTTTTGTACTTTCCAAATATGATTTCAAAAAGTCACCATCACATCCTAACAATTCCAAAGTTTTTTCTGATTTTGTTTCTCTACCATTGAACACATGCCACATTCTTTTTCTACATAGCTCGAGGTAGTACGATGCAGTCTTAGTTTCTTTAGCAATTCTTCTACGTTCGGGTCTACATTTTGCATTCGATTTAGAACATTCTGCTAACCGTTTCTTCTTATATTCTGGATCATTATCATACCTGTCACGTCTTTTCTCATTAATAGCTTCGGCGTTTTGGTTCCAATTTGTTCTTACTCTTTCTTTGATAGTTTCTTTATTTTCTTTATAATATGCTTTATTACGTGAGGATAATTTTTCTTTGTTATTTTCTTGATACTTCTTAATATAAGCACTCCTACAAGATTTACATTGATTGGTATGTCCATCTTTCATGAGTTTATTTTTTCCAAATTGATCCAACTCTTTTTCTTCGTTACAAATTGTACAAGTCTTTCCCATATATTATATGAATCCGTAATCTTTAATGCTATATATTAAGATAATTGAAATATCTGAATATATAGATTGTTAAAAAATTAAATTATATTGTAGCCACGCATCTCTTAGTTAGAGAAAGCACGGGATATCCCTATGGTTTCCCATAGGGCCAGATCGTACCTTAAGCAGTATCAGGATGACTAATCCCTCATTTACCACCGACACCTTAGCGATCGTTGAAACGGAACCATATTCTAGTCATATCGAACGTAGGTTCTCGCCTGCGGATTATCCAATCTCTAACCTTTTTACCATCGGGTTCGGCAATTAACCGAGATCCTCTCAAACGTTTCCATATTGAGAGTGGTAGTTAGAGCTCTAAGGAACTTCCCGCAACCAGGTTGTCTTGCCTGCATAAACAGACTAGCGGGATAAACGCTTTTCACGCCCGCTTTTTGGCCCTGATTACTCATTAAGATGAGAAGCTAAGGCCGCCCATCCCCGATTGAATCCTGAGAACGTTGTAGTTCACGGCGAACATATTGAGCGACGTGGGAACGTTGGTGAGGTCCTTGGTCTTGATGGCAACCTGCGCGTTGTCGATGCGCGAGAAGTTGCAGGTACCCGTGGGCTGGTGCTCCTCGGGCTTGAGCGCGAAGGAGTAAGAGTAGACACCGGGCATCGGGGAGCCGGTGTGGTGCTGGAAGGCCTGCACCTGGTTGAAGTACTTGCCGGACTGCTCCTTGAAGCGGTCCTGGCCGTTGAGAACCAGCTTGAAGGTATCGATGGGGCCAGCAAGCTCCTCAGTCCAGGCACCACCACCGGAGGTGCCACCGAGGACGAGGGGAGAACCAGTCTGGGAGGTGGTCATGAGCACGTTGCCACTGGCGACGCCAATGTTGGATGTGAGCACGGGGGAGCCAGCCGTGAAGTTCCAGAGGTTGGACTTCTTCACGGAGCCGGCATCGGCGCACCAGATGAGCTCCTTGACGGGGTGGTTGTAGGACAGACGGATCTGCTTGCCGCCATTGGCGGCGGCGAGCTGATCGACACCGGTGTGCTGGAGCTGCTCGATGAGGTACTCGTGACCCTTCTGGGCGAAGCGGCGGCGCTCCTCGGTGTCGAGGTACACGTAGTTGCCCCAGACCTTGAAGGTGGCGTTGTCGGTGTACGTGGAAAATTCGGAGGAGAGGTCAAAGTCGAGACGGACCTCGTGGTACTGGAGGGCGATGAGGGGGAGGGCCAGACCGGGGTTGCGGTTGAAGAAGAAGATGAGGGGGAGGAACACCTGGGCACCGACGGCGCGGGAACCGGGGGTGGTCATCTTACCCCACGTAGCCTTCTTGGACTCATCGAGGTACAGCTCGGAGTACAGCCTCCACCAGCGCTGGTAGTGCTTGTCGATGCGCTGACCACCGATGGACAGTTCGACGTCCTTGATGGCACGCTCAGCGGTGAAAAGAGAGTCGAGGGCACCGCCGCTGGTCGTGTCGGGGAGACCACCCTTGGCCTTCAGCTCAACGTACATGTCGGCGATGAGATCACCGTTGCGAGCGACAGTCACGGAGACGCGTCCGTTGTCCGAGGGGGTACCGTTGACGGTCTGCTCGATGTTCTCCATCGCGAAGTTAGTGTGGCGGCGGTAGACCGCCTGGAAGAAAGTAACCTTGGGGTTACCGGTCAGGTAAACGTCCTGAGCGCCGTAAGCGACGAGTTGCATGAGACCTCCAGCCATTGTGTATGTTTTGTACTATATACAGAGAAAAAAATTTCACCTGACGGAACACGCGCGAAGGGTTCGATCAATCCAGGGGGCGCGAAAAAAACTGAAGACTTTTTCCTATGTATACTTTAAATGTCTGAGATTGAAAATAAGCCCGAAGAAGAAGAAGTCGAAATGTCTGACGAGGACATGACAGAGTTCGAGGGGGATGGGGACTACATCACTATCGAGGGGCTCCTGGGTTCTACCCTCATGACTGAGGATGGAGATACGATATGCTCCGCCCTGGTGAACATCGGCCGCCAGCTGGAAATGCAAAATAAAATTATGGTGAAAATGTTGACCACCCTCCAGAAGAAGGCTTAGAAAAATGGAACGTATACTATATAAAATGGCCGAACCAACTCACTTCATAAGTGATGACGCAAGTCGCGACGAAGCCAACAGCGCCATGTGGGCGAATCAAATCCAAACATTTAACAATGAACAGTTGATGCAATTTTTGAATCAATTGGAACACACGTGGAAAATAAACGAACGAAATAACAGTTATTTATCTCAACGTATTGGATACGACAATTTTTTCTCGAAGGATGAGCTCGCTGAGGATGGCTACCCTCAGACCATCGACATCGATGTCATTCATGGGAAGTATGTGCGAATGCGAGACCATCTCTGTGAGTTGTATCACCGCGCGGATACACTGAAGATGATGGACATTGAAGATGATAATGACATGAAAATTTCGGTTCGAGTAAACAGGCTCATTGACCAGATCGACGACGCCTGGCAGATCGTGTTTCGCAATGCGCGCATATCTGAACGAGTCAATAACCCCACGTATGTTCCAATCAATCCCGAATCTGACCCTTCTATTTTCAGGGTGTCCACCATTTCATCGCCCGAAGAACTTTCCCCCTTTCAACAAGCCATCATGCAGACACTGAAATACTTGTACACCAACAACATCAAGAGGTACAAGGGGCAGTGCTGCAAAGAAATCAAAACCGCCTCTGGGTGTTCCACGCGAGCTTGGAAACCTGTACAAAGTATTCAGGAGTTTGTGTACAGTGTGGGGAAGAAGGAGGTGGAGTTTGAGTTGTGGAAAAATCTCACTTCCAGGGGTACTGCGCACAGGGATGTCATCACACATTTGACCAACTGTAAGGATATGCAATTTCCTGATATTGTGAAGAATAGACATGTATGGTCATTCACTAACGGTATTTTTGTCGGGAAAAAGTGGTCAGATAAGACTGGGCTCTACGAGTCTGCATTTTACACGTATGAATCTCCCGAGTTTAAGAATCTTGATCAGACTGTGGTGAGTTGCAAGTATTTTGAACAGGAGTTTAAGGACTATTCACATCTCGATGACTGGTACGACATTCCTACACCCTTTTTCCAATCCATCCTGGACTATCAGGGGTTTGAGGATGACGTGGCAAAGTGGGTGTACGTCATGGGTGGTCGGTTGTGTTACGATGTGAACGATATGGATGGTTGGCAGGTGATTCCCTTTCTCAAGGGTGTCGCCCGTTCTGGGAAATCCACCTTGATCACCAAGGTCTTTCGTAAGTTTTACGGAGCTGAGGATGTTCGCACGCTCTCCAACAACGTCGAGAAGAAGTTTGGACTCTCAGCCATCTATGATTCCTACATGTTCATAGCACCCGAGGTGAAGAATGATTTGGCTTTGGAGCAAGCGGAGTTTCAATCTGTGGTGAGTGGTGAAGATGTTTCTATCGCCGTCAAATGTGAAAAGGCTAAATCCATCGAATGGAAAACCCCTGGTATCCTGGGTGGTAATGAAGTCCCACACTGGAAGGATAATTCGGGAAGTATTTTGCGTCGTATCCTCACATTCAACTTTGGTAAACAAGTCAAGGAGTCTGACACGAATCTTGAAAAGAAGCTCGAGCTGGAACTCGACGTGATTATTCAAAAGTGTATCAGGGCATACCTTGAGTATTCGCAAAAGTACGGCAGTAAGGATGTATGGAACGTGGTTCCCGAGTACTTCAAGACTGTGCAGAGGCAAGTGGCGATGGTGACCAGTACCCTCGAAAACTTTTTGCAGTCGCCGATGGTTGAACTGAACCCGAAAGCCTGTTGTCCCAGGGCAGAGTTTGTATCGAAGTTTAATCAGTATTGCACGGCTAATAATCTCGGAAAGCCCAAGTTCAACTATGACTTTTACGCGGGGCCGTTCAGCCAGCGCGATATCATTGTGCGTCATCATACCATGGCGTACAAGGGTAGGATGATGGCGAATCAGGAGTTTATTTTCGGTATCGAATTGGTCGACTTTGATAACGAAGGTTTCGGTACAGACCATTAAAAATATTATCAATTAATAAATGGCGAAGAAGTCTGGAATGTTCAATGAGTTTTTAAACAGTAACAATAATGTTAACTCCCCATCAATCAATATGAAAATGTTAGTGAATCTAAGTGGTTATCTCACTAATGACGAGCGTATGAAACTAAAGAAGGAAATTAATGCTGGTAAAAACGTGAAAAGTAAATTGAATGCATTAGTCAAAAAGAAACTGAACAGCGCAAACATATCTACTCTCAATATTTCCCCACTCAGGTTGGGGTTTTTCAATGCTATTGTCAATGATAAGTTTGATAAAAAGGAGAGGATCAACTTAATTCACATATTCAACAAATCTCCTCACGCGCGAAAAGCTATTCCTAGAACAACGTTAGAGATTGAAATAAAAAGTATCAAATTATATCACGGTCGTTTTAAAGTCGGTGCGGAACATTCTTTATTTGGAAAGTTTGGTGAGGTGAACACGAAAGTGAAATACTTCATGGCACAAATTTCCGCTCATGTGTATGATGGGAAAGCTCATCAGGGGATTACTTTCAGGATTTATAGGAATGGAAAGATTCATTTCTCGGGTGGTATTTTAAACAATAATATAAAACAACCTGAACAAATTAGAAAATACATCGTGGATACTTTTACGAAACGTGAGGCATTCCTGTACAACCCCATAGTGTACAATAATACCGTTGGACAGTTCAACGTGAATGGTGCCATCAATTTATCAGGGGTGGCCAGTGCTTTCCGTATAACTGGCAAAGTGGATTACGAACCCGAATTACGCGCGGCACTCCGTATGAATTACTTTGGTGTATCGTTTCAGTTGTTCAGTTCGGGTGTCATTCAAATCATGGGTGTTCGTGAAGATAAAGATATGATCACTGGGTATACGTACGGAAATAAGCTGGCTGAGGAGTTACTCGTTATGGGTTTATTGCGTCCATCGGGTAATGTAGTGAAGAGTGTGGTCAAGAAGAAGCAAAAAAAGGTCGTGACGACAAACAAGAACTCGGCGAACGTGACGTACAATTCGAAGAAGAATGCTATCAAGATTGCCAAAAAGGCGTGTATTCGGTACCCCAAGCCAGAACTCGTCGCGGCCGCCAAGAAAATAGGTGTGGTGAACATCAAGGCCGCCACCACGAAGGAAAAGATTTGTGATATGATCAAGGACCGAGTCTTCGGTTCTTTCAAGGTGGACAATAAACCCTGTCTTGGATTCACAAAGGCGCAGTTGACTCCACTCGCGATCGCGAGAGGTGTATCGGTATCCGATGGAGATACCGTGAAGAGCATCTGCGAAAAACTTCAGGCACCCCCCAATAAGCCCAAGGTGATCAAGGCGGCCAAGGCGGCGGCCAAGGTGAATGCAAAAAAGACTGCCGCCATGGAGAAGCGTCGCATCACGAACGATACCATCAAACAAAACCTCACCACCCTTTACGGAAAGAAGTGGATGAATACCTACAGGAACGTGATGCCTTCGCTCAACGAAAATGTCGCTGAGATTAAAAAGCGTATCGATGCATTGAATCTCAAGAAGAATAAACAAGGCCTTCCGTTCAAGAAGGATGTGAACGCCGTCAAAAAGTCTTCGGTGCGAGACTGGAAGCTGATGAGAAAGAAGGTGTTGAATAATAAACTCGATGCATTGAATAACAATTTGGCGGGTGAATTAGAAAATCTTCTTAACGTCGAAATAGTTGAACCGAAAAAGAAAAAGGTAACTAAAAAGAAACTCCCTAAGGGTACTAAAGTAGAGTACCTATAAGATGGATGACATGCGAGAGATGTTTTTGAGACATGTACGATCTAAAAAAGGGTTTTGTGTGAACCAAACGTACTCTGAACACATCAGGGATTCTTTAATGCATGTTATGTTCTATCTCATTGCAGATTATATAAACTGTGAAAGAGAATGTGATGAATTGGGGGTTGGTAAACTCGAAAGACTGCACTCGTACCCCCTGGCTTTTTTAGAAGCGGAGAATCCTCGTGAGTGGTTAGAGCAGAATAGATCTACTGATGATTTGGGGCTCATCATGTTCATATATGATAATGTGCATAGGATGACACAGGGCAAACACCACCGAACACTTTTGTACATCATCAACATCTTAGACTTCGATTTATGAGTTTATGAGGTTCGGAAACTTGTTTGAGATGTTTGGCGTGGTATGAAAAGTCATACCCCAAGAAACCTTCTTTGATCGCCTCCGATATAGCAAAAGCTTCGTGAACCCTGGGGTTCCCCGTGCACACGGACGTTTGCTCGACGCGGAGAAGTCTGTCTTCTAACATGATGAAGCGTTTAAGAGATTCTGGCCCCATGCCATCTTCGCGCATCTTTTCAAACATGTGCTTGGACTCTCCTTGTGATAAATAAAAATAGGCAGTCTTGTACCCCAGGAATCCCACTTCTTCATTATTCCTTTTCCATGAATCCCATGTGATTAATAATACTATTACCACTAAGATGATTGCAATCATTTATTAGTATGCAATAAATTAAATACATCTTTCACCTTATGAATAATGTTGAATAATTCATCCTTCGTTTGGACCCTGGTGGGGTCTATGATTTCAAACTCAACCTGATACATCACGGGGTCTTCAGAATCTTTATCATGGAAATCACCTTCACACATGGTCATATCAATCGAGAGGTTTTTACGAACGAAAGACATACGTTTCTTCAACTTCTTCCTATCCATATCTCGGTTGGTATCTTCTGGGAGGGGAATCTCTTTGGAAATACTAAACCTCACGTCGAAGGGCGTTCCCTTGATCTTTTTGAAGTCTTCATTTTTGACGCGCTCTTTGCGAATAATCTCTTCCGCACCAGAATCCTCGTCTATCGATATACGAGTTCCATCCGATTCCTTGTAAAATACCTCGTGTTGAGACCCTATGACCTTTTCCCACCCCGTATATTTTTGGAGACCCATCATGACTTTATTGAAAGTATCCTTTCCCACGTTGGTGTCAAACATTTTACCGTTAAACTTTCCAATACGCATCTCGAGTTCCACGTGATCTTCATCTTTGTACTTTTGTACGAGGGGGTACAGTTTATCACAAAGTTTGTGAACTTCCATTTCAGAATAGAAACGCGTGAAACCTCTAAATAACTTAGGCCCGTTATGTGTAACGAAGTATGCATGGGTTTTATAATAACGGAAACACATGTTATTTCAACGCAGCCATACAATGTACGTTACGTATACACAAACTCTCAGAGCACATCCTCGGGAAACCCTACGAAGGAGACTGCCCCTTCAGCAAAAACTACTACGAGCTCGCCAAAATATATTTCCAAAACGAAAAGTGTTTGAAGATAGACATAGCACCCCTTTTGAAAACGTTTCAGGAAAAGTTTCCTAGATTCAAATCCCTACAGCCTCATGATACACAGGATGCTCTTTTTTGTATTATAGATATCCTTGAAGTGACTTGGCCTTATTTAAAGGACCTCGTGTACGGTGAAAAAGAACAGAGAACGATTTGTCCATCTGGTTCCAAATCAGAAAAGGTTCCTTTTAGCCTACTCTTATTACACGGCGAAGATGGAAAAACGTTGAGTGAACTCGTGGGGATGGCGGAAAAGTGGGACACCCTCATGGACTATGTGGATGATGCGGGTGTGAAACACCATGTGGCGACGACGCGCTCGAGTATCACCAGGTACCCACAGGTATTATTTGTTTCTTTTGATTCCAAGGTTCGTGTGGTGGCGGATACTCTTTTCGATAAGTATGACGTATGCGGAAGTATTATTCATGTTGGAAATAAATCTGGTGGTCATTACATGTCTATGATTAAGTTGGATAATGAATGGTTCATGCAGGATGACGAAAAACTCTTACGCATCGATTTCCCCACGTTTCATGATCATCACGTACTCATGTACAGTTTAAAAAATCCTCCATCTTGATATCCTCCTTGATGTTCACCAAAGTCCTGTAAAACGTTCGGCGGCTATTGGGGTATGTCTTGTCCCTACGTCTCATGATGGGTTTCCACCACATGGGTTCATCTTGAAACATGTACTGACACTCTATTATCGCATCCTCCTCTATCCATGGCTCGTCTGGTACCTGGTGTGCCTTGAGTTCCGATTCAAACACGAGCCTCCCCTTCTCCTGGACGTACAACCGCCACATGTCCCCCTTCTTCTTCATCTGAAAGTCGATGGTATTCTTCTCTCTCGGCTTCCACTTGAACATAGTCTCGTGTGTACCAATTTTTACCCATGTTTTCACAGGAGTAAATATGAGTCCGTCAATCTTTTCAGTCACCGTGGGAAGATAATCTTCCATGAATGTTTTAAAGTCTGAAAGAAGGTGAAATGTTTTAATTTTCAATTTTATGGGATCGTACTTGAGAACTGTGAGGGACTTTTTCAACTCTTCGATGTGTTTCAGTCTCGTGAGAAAATCAAATTGTCCAACGGAGTGACCATTCACAATGAGGGCGTCGTATACCATGAAAATCTCTTCTTCATACAACTCTCCCTCGAGTATGGTTCCCTCATAGACGGACTTTTTAAAGTTCAGGGGACACATAAACATATCGAGAGCGCGATTGAGTAAAACACACACTTTTTTATTTTCAAAAAGAAAAGCGAGAAGCATGCACCTGACACCATCAGTCTTCTCACACACCACGTATGGCTGTGATCTGAGGATATCGAAATGACGAAACTCTATAGACACGGGTTGGCTTCCGGGAAAGATACCTTTGGTTCCCCAATTGTGTTCCATGAAATCGATCGCATATTTGTAAAGGGGTTCGTCCCGATTTACAAATAGACGTTGCATTATATCAATTTTTTTTATTTATTCTTTAAGTCGCTTTAACACCACTGGAGTTTATGATGTTTCCGATACACTCGTGAGAGTATGTATTCACCAGTTTCGCAGCTGTAAATGCCACGATCCGGACTCCGTGTTCTTTGAATTTACTAAACATGACATCCAACTTAGGATGTATTTTGTACAATCCGGTGCGTTTATCTTTGATATGCTTGAGTACAGGCTTGCACATGAGAACCCACGACTTGGCGCTCGTTGTTTTCACTGTATGAATATTATCCGCCACTTTAGCGATAACTTCCGTGTCGAAATGGAGACCCATCTGTTCAGCGGGTTCGTCAGAATCCGCGAGAACCTTCTCGCGAAACATGTTCCAATCGATACCCTCCTTGACTCCTGGGAACACGACACACCCGTACCCTTCATTTTTATTGATAACCATTTTCAAAGATTCGTCATCCACGTGAATACCAAAGTCTATGAAAAATATTCTATCGTGCGTCTTCATAAATCTATGAATAGTCTCGGACTTTTCATAGGGATCTTCGTTGACAAAGGTCACCTCATTCTGAACAGTCCCAGATTGTATGCAAAGAATATTAAACCTGAGAATGGTATGAAGCGTCTTCACATGACAAGACCTCCCTCGGGTGACTATGATTGTTGCAATTTTCATGTTTATTACTATACGACTCTAAGCCTTAAGTCTATGATTGAGGCATCCAGTGAATGGTAAGTTGCCAACATGTCCGAGGGTCGTGTTGCAATCCGCATAAATCTTTCCACCCATCTGCTGCCAACGCCTGCAAAAGGCGTAGTCTTCAGAGAGGTATCGCTTCGTATCGGGATCAATCATACAGTCAAAGAGTGCACAATAATCATCAAAATCCCTATTCTGATGGTCATTCTTACAATTGAGTGTATCTGCGTAGTGTTCGTGCATCCTCTCCAACGCTTTTCGACTAATCATCATGAACCCAGTGGGTCCGTCGAGCACTTCTACGAATCCATTCACCACGGAACGTTTCTGTGCACCGATATTCACGACGAGACTCGATGAAAGCATAGCCATGTCTCGGTCATCCCCCTTCTTTATCGCCTCTTTGGCTTGATCCCACATCACCACCTTCTTGGGGTACACCGCGACAGACACATCATGACCAGATTTGACGAGACGAACCACACTTTCGGGATCAAAATCAACATCGGCGTCTATAAACATGAAAAAGTCAGCGTCGGTCTTTTGCATAAATCTGCCTATGGACACATTTCGCGCGCGGTGGACGAGGCTCTCGTTTTCAGTGGTGTCAATCATGAGTTGAATACCTTCCTTCATGAGGCGAATTTGGAGTTTGATGAGACTTTGCATGTAACGTTCGAGGCATAACCCACCGTAGCATGGGGTGCTCAAAAATAATTTTGTCATTTATATATTCTATTATCCTTTCTTTTCTAAGTGACGTTTGGCTATCGCAACTATTTTGTTCAGGGTTGGTACGGACACTGAACATTTTTCACAGAGTTCAGTTTTAGTAAGCTTCTTTCCCATCACGAGAAATATGATGGCGGTCGCCACGCTGTTTGGTGATTTACTCATGAGTTCAACACATTCCTCCATCACCGCGCACATCTTATTGCATTGAAGTCTTTCATCTCTCGAAACATCGAAAGAATTGAGCAGCCTCTGCATGACATTGAATGGTTTCGTCACAAAGTTTTTGTCAGTCTTCTCTTCTTTGATAGTCTCTGTGAAAATCTGGGTGGTCCTACTGAGGTCCTTGCATTGGATACCAAACATATCGGCAATCTCTTTGGTAGTACGAGGAATCTGTGCGATGCGACAGGCGTACAGAACACAATTAGCCTTGATGCCGGAACGAACAGCCCCTCGGGTCAGCTTACTCTCGTTAAACTTCTTGTACATCGTCTTTGCATCTTTGAGAACAGTATCTGGTAAATTGTGACACGCCTCATCAATGTCTTTGTACGCATGGAACAGTGAACGATCTTTATGGTTCATGGAATTGTGAAAGTTAATCTTAGCCATGCGTTTCGTGTCGTACGTCGAAGAATATTTGGTAGCGATGACCGTCCCCTTCCCCCATGCATCTGAGAAAAGTTCATGATTCGCACTAGGAATGACACACCTCGCTGGGTCTGAGGCTTTCCCGTCATCCGTGACTCCGCTCGTCCATTCAGCGCTCTCGTCAATGTACGTGGAATCGACGGTTCCACACTCCACGCATACCAGTCCCTCCCTGGTGAGAATCTTACTTCCCGAGCAATGTATACATAATCGATTATCCACCGGCTTTGTGGTTGGTTTGTAAAGAAGGCGGTCGATGTCGGACCAAATAGCAGCCAGTGTTTCGGTGTTCATTATGTTTCTGAAATGTTTTTTGTGCCATTTTTCTCCGCACTTAGGTTAAAAGTTTATATTATCCATGTGTATTCTCGCACGAACTTCAATGTCATCGACAACCTGTTTAAAATGCCTGGAACCTTCACTCGTAGGTATCCACTGTCCCCACATCCTATCTACGCTCTCATGGTCATGGGGGAGGGAGTCATCAGTGTCATTATCAGACACCACGAAACTCCTGAGATCGCTTCCATTGTCGTCTGAATCATCGTAAAACGTGCTATCCTCGTCCCCTGAATCCATCTCATCCTTCAGGACGTAGCGCTCGTCGGAGATGTGCTCGAATATAGTCTCCACGTGATGTTCACTGATACTCTCCCCTCTGATGATGTTCACCTCAGGTTCGAGAACATACACTCTCGCACCCTTGTATGTCATTGATGTCTCTTCATAATAATGAATCTCCAGATAGTCACCGCGGTTATCAAAAACCCTGGCGAATAACTCATCCTCTACATCGTCGACTACGATTAGGACCTTGAGTAAATCTCCAGGCTGGATTTCGGATAATCGAATCATATCTAAAGATTTCAGACAAAAATATTTATAGCTAATAACACACACGATGGGGGTTGAGATTCTTTCCAAACAAGGTTGTAAATATTGTGATTACGCTGATGAATTATGTAAAAATATGAACCTCGAATATAAAAAGACATACACGGATAAGGATGGGTTAAAAGAACGTTGTGGCCAGGGGGCTGTAACGTTTCCACAGATATTTGTGAATGGAGAATATATTGGAGATTATTTTGCGTTTCAAGAGTTTATTGAGGATTCAGAACCCATGCTTCTTCCCACCATGAATAGGTTTACTATATTTCCTATTGAACATGAGAATCTGTGGGCACTTTACAAAAAAGCGCAGATGTCTAACTGGACCGCTGAAGAGATTGATGTGTCGGGGGACATGGAGGATTGGAAAACATTGAGTGACAACGAGAGGCATTTCATAAAATATATTCTAGCTTTCTTCGCTGGATCGGATGGAATTGTTTTTGAAAATATCAATAATAATTTTGCAGATGAAGTGCAGCTCACTGAGGCTCGATCATTCTATGCCTACCAATGTCACAATGAGATGGTTCATGGGGAGACATACAGTAAACTCATTGATAAATACATCCGCGACGGAAAGGAAAAGAAGGCGTTGTTTGAAGCTATCACGGGGGTGAAGTCTATAAAAGAAAAGGCTGCGTGGGCCATGAAGTGGTTCGACAAGTCGCGACCTTTCTCAGAGAGGCTGTTGGCTTTCGCGTGTGTCGAGGGTATTTTCTTCTCTGGAAGTTTCTGTGCCATCTTCTGGTTGAAGAAGCGTGGGCTCCTCCCTGGACTTTGCTTCAGTAACGAATTGATAAGCCGTGACGAGGGTCTGCATCTGGAGTTTGCCATAGAACTTTTCAAACTTTTAAAAAACAAACCCTCTGAAGAAATGGTGTACAATGTAGTGAGAGAAGCGGTGGCCATAGAAAAGTCATTCATTCTCGAGGCTCTCCCGTGTAGTCTCATCGGTATGAATGCAGAAAAGATGTCCAACTACATTGAATATGTCGCAGATAGGTTACTCAAGCAAGCGGGGTTCAATAAAATCTGGAACACTCAGAATCCCTTTGATTTTATGGAAAACATTTCTCTCGATGGAAAGACTAATTTTTTTGAAAAGCGTGTGGGGGACTACGGAAAGATTGACGACTCGACGAATTTGACATTCGACGAAGACTTTTAGGGGGTGATGACCGCTTTGCGACCATCGGAGCACGAGCAGGTCACGGCCTCCCCTGGCTGATCGGTGTCCGAATTGATATCCATGGAATCTAAGATCATTCCACTGTCATGAAAGTCGAACGAGCCCTCACCCATGTCGGGGAGAGGGAGTGGCATATCAGCCATCCGAGGGGTAGGACCCACTTCTTTATCAGGACTAGGTCCGACAGGTGTAGCGACATCCGGGACATAAGGCGCGTAAGTTTCGCGCTTTATATTCATCATTCCCCACGTGACTAACATGAAAACAATCGCGTGGAGAACGAGTCCCGCCGTGGTGGGACAACCGTTGGGTCCTGACACCCACGAACCGAGAATAGCTCGCATGAGACGAAACGTGTCTGGGTTGGCGACGATGAAAAACACGAGTGCAGACATCAAAGATATTAAAAATTTCTGCTCCTGTCTTTTACCATCACATCCGCATCCGCAATCTTTGAAAATGCCCATTTTGTATATTGTATTCTGAGAAAAAAAAACTTACTTAAAGTCAGCTCGCTAATAGAAGATATAACAAGCAACATGGCTAACATCATTCAGCGTTACGAGCAATTTGACCCTTCCACCGTCGTTCTCTCCAAGATGAAGAAGAACAAAAACGGAGGTAAAACTGTATACATTAACGCACAAGGCAACAAGAAGCTGTACCTTCAGCTTCCTTTCATGCGTTCCCCCTTTGGCCTGAGTGCATTCACCGACGAGGCCACTAACAAAACTTCCTACTCACTGGATCTTTCTTTCGACAAAGACAACGACGGCGCCAACGACCTCATGGAGAAGCTCACCGCCCTCGACGCCAAGATTGTTGAGACTGTCGCCGCGAACTCCAAGGAGTGGCTCGGTAAGCCTTACAATATCGAGGTCATCAAGGAGGCGCTCTACAAACCCCTCATCCGCCCTGGTAAAGATGACTATCCCGCCACAATGAAGCTCAAGCTCATGACCAAGCCCAACGGTGAGTTCATGGCTGAGGCGTACAACAGCGCTCAACAAAGTATTCCTGTCGATAGCATCGAGAAGGGTCAGAAGTGTATGTGCATCGTCGATTTCAACCAGATTTGGTTCATCGACAACAAGTTTGGTGTGAGTGTTCGTGTGTCACAGGTTCTGTGTGAGCAGTCGACCAAGCTTCCCTCGTTCGCCTTTCAGGGTGTGACCCCCGAAGCTGTTGAGGATGAAGAGGAGGAGGTCGGGGAGATTGATGAATAAAATGTTAGTATCTAGTATATGGGAAAAAAGACGATTGAAAGTCATGTGAAAAAGTTGATAGATAGCAAATCTTGTAATCCGAAGAATAGTTTTATGAAGTTTAACGAAATTGGTTCGGGTGAATACGGAAAAGTATACAGGGCTTGTATCAATGATAAATGTCTGAATAAAATTGCTGTGAAGAACTCTTCAAACAATATGTCTACAGAATATCTTATCGCGAAGAAACTCGAGAAAATGGGGGTTCCTCATGTGTATGGACATGACATATGTGCCAATAGGCAATTTCTATTTTCTGAGTTTATAAACGGTGTGACACTTAAGAAGTTTCTTGAGAAAAAGAATGTAGATCCTGTTGAACTAAAGTCTATAATCACTCAAGTGATTTTACTTTTAAAAATGATTCAGGAAAAGTATCCATCATTTCGGCACCACGATTTACATTTAGGTAACATTATGATTTTAAAAAAACGAACCAGTTCCAAAAAGAAAATAGGCAACGTTGAGTTTGACGACGCTAAAGTGGAGGTGAAAATCATGGATTTTGGGTTGTCGACAGCAGATTGGGTTAATAATCCTACCGTTAAAACCAAGTCAATGTTCAAAAAGGACTATGGCATTTTCCCAAAATCTCATCCTGCATATGATATGCATTTATTCTTGACCTCTTTATATACATCAAAAAGGATTGGTCCTCCCGCGAAGCGTTTTATTGAAAGTCTCTTTAAGCCGGAATATCTCATAGGTGAATCTAAAGTTGTGAAAGAGTTCAGACTGCGTTCAGATGTGGAGCATGATTTACCTACGTATGATAAAGTTTTGAAACATTCATACTTTTCCGGACCCAAAAACTCGGTGAAAACACGCGTTAATAAGATACTTTCCACCACGCCGAAGCACAAGCCCCTGGAGAAAAAAAAGAAGTCTCCCGTGAATCAGGCCAAGGCTAAGATGATGGCTATGAACGTGCTCAAGAAAAAGGCAAACGCCAAGAAGGCTCCCCAAAAGCCACCTGGACTTAAAAAGCCGTCGTTGATGAAGCCTGCTACTAAACCCATGATATTTAAACCTTCACCAAAATAAAATATATGCGTATTATAAATGATTGCTGTTATTATACTTTTCGTCATAAACTTGATGATTCTCCAAAGTATGGGTGAGAAGGGTGAGAAAGACTGGACCGTTTACGGGACCATGGGCTGTGGATGGACGCGTAAGCAGTTGGACTACTTGAAGAGTAAGGGGGTTGCTCACACCTTTGTCAATTGCGACAAAGAGGGCGCGTGCCCTGGTATGACTGCTTTTCCCACCATGGTGCACAAGAATGGTGAGAAGGTTGTTGGATTCAAGGAGGTTTAAACACCGCGAATCACGGCGAGGGAGATGGAAAGAATGAGGGCGTCTAAGAACGTGTCGATAGGCTTGAGCACGGAGATGTGCTTCACGAGAGAGTTGTTCCACGTGAAACGAAGAACGAAGGTAGACACTAGAATCACTAGGATGAAGATGAGAACCTCGGTGAGTGCGTCAACGGGACGGCGGGTATAGGCGAGTTCTTTTAACATTTATTACATACGGACATTTTTTTTCCTGGTGTAATATAATGAAAACTCCCCCGACAAACGGGTCAGAACCCACATTTACAATGAAAAGGTGGAATGGTAAAGTTGGGATAAATAATAATAATTGCTACGCGTATGCCGTCAATGACTTTCAAAATTATCGTAAGTGGAAATCACAGCCTGGTGAGAGAGTAAACATCAAGGATAATGGTCCCTATAACACATGCAAGAGGATTAACAAGTCCATAATCATGGATAATCCTGGTAAAATGTATGCGACCAAGGCGATGACTAAATGTAAACCTGGTTTTTATAAAATAATGATGTTCATAGCTAAATGTAAAAAGAGTGATTATCTCTGTCAAGGAGATTTTCATTTTTACAAACAACATAGTAAAGCTGAATATAAAGTGAAGAGGGGAGACACTCACGAGAGTATCGCCGCGTTTTTTAATATCCCGGTCCTGCGTGTAAAAAAGGCTGCGAAAGTTTTAGTACCTGGAAAATTGATTCTTCTTAAAGTTGACTTTTTCAGCCATAAGCGTGGGTGGGCTACAGGTCCCCTCATGACTGGTGCCAAAGGTAAGATCATCAAGGATCCCCGTAAGATATCGAGAGACTACCCTGGTATGAATTATGACACGTACTGCAGTTCATTCTGTGTCAAAAATAAAGGGGTCAAAGTCGGTCACACCCACCCCAAAATCAGACAAAAGACTGTCTAAGTCCACAACGTTTTGTACTTCGAAAAGTACATCTAGTGCAAACATGTTATCATGAACAGTTAAAGTGTTTGATGTTTCATTATACATGTTGTGTACAGTCAATTGCACTTTATATTGTGACCCATCGAAAATCTTCCTGCACACAGGGCACGTACTCTTACCCCGCTTCTTCCAATCATCAATACAATGAGAGTGAAAGAGATGACCGCACCTAATTGGAACGTGCCTTCTCGTCTCTCTCACTGTATTGAGACATATAGCACACGTTGTCATTCCTATATCATAAAGTGAAAAATAATTTTACATTTTCACTCAGTATATACCAGATAGTTTGAGTGTCGTATCGCACATACCACAGGGTTCCTTTTCATCTTTGGTGGGGGGCTTGAGTATCTCGGGACCCTTCTCTTGAAGGAGTTTACGGAACGTGTAGTTGTCTTCGTACTTGATCCCATTTTGGGTCATGATGAAGTCGTTGTATAACATGGAAGAATTGTTGATGGTGAAACACCGACCGTCGGCCATTCCAAGACGCTGAGACATTTATATTACAATCAGAAAAAAATATGTCTATTTACAATCGTCTGTGTCCACGAGTGAAATCCCAACGATTTAATTTTTTCTATGGCATCTACAATATTGTACCCCGCAAATGTATCAAATAAATCAACCGTATCAGTTTTGGATACCCGAATCTCCGGGCAATCATTTATGTGATGATTGATGATGTTGTAGGCGAATGCAATCTCCTTGAGTGTCTCTGCTCCTGTGATGATGATCTTTCCTGTGCTGAAAATACTCGTCGTAATTTCCTTCATATCCTCCGCTGGCTTAAACTTTATCTTGACTGCCGAGTACCTATCTGGTTCGAACGATACCTTAAAGACGTCTGAATATTTTTCAAAATGTTCTGTAGTTTTCATGAGATTAATGTTGTAGTTGAGACTAAAGTTGGAGTTTATCATCACGACACGGAAAGAATCCACGGGTGGTACCACTTCAGGGTCAAAAAATTTGAGAATATATTCGAGGCTGGTGATTATATGTTTACAGTTGATCAGGTCGTTGCACCCAGCCACTTGGATACTCCCGTTTGGAAATATCTTGATGGATTTTATGCTGTAACAATCTTCGTATGTCAGAGTGATTTGATTATAAAACGTCGTGGGTTTAATGGTCCACGTGATCCCCTTCGCCGCAAGTGTTTTTTTGTGTAAAGTGAGTGAAGAAGCCTCAAAGGCGGCGCGCATCTTGTTAATGTCGATGGGTTTCGAAAAGGATGATACCATTGTGATCGTCGTGAGCTTTATCCATGAAGGTCGAAGGTGGTCTGGTAGTTTTTTTCGAAACTCATCGAGAGTTAAAAGGTAGGAGAATGTGTTGTTGGCGATGGAAGAATACATCTTTGGATGATATTCCGTCAGCACCCCACATGACTTAGGCTTAAAATATACGTTATATATAAATATATGCCGTGTCAAAAATGCAAGAAAAAGTGTGGTCCTCCCATCGATTGCCTGTATTGTAAAGGTTCTTATTGCTCTAGATGTATTCATTTGGAACGTCATGAATGTTCTGGCATTCAGAAAAAGATAGAAAAGGATTTATCTCACTTAGAGAAGAAGATCGAGTACAAACCAGATGCCTTCTTTCCTTAAGGAAGCCCACGTTTTCGAGGACAAGCATACGGGCAAGGAATACGTGGAACTCAAATACACGAGATACATCGAAGGTGATGGATACGTCGAGTTTGCCGACTGTTTCGATGCGAGACCCATAGGGGGCTGGAAGGATATCAAATCTTCCAAGGAATCTATGCGCTACGAACAGTTTCTCGATACCATGGTGGAAAAAACAATCACAACCAGAAGAGTCATGGCACTGATTGAATTGGATAATGTACTGTGCGAGAATAATAACATTCACTCTCTCCTGCGTATTGTGAACACAGTGAAGATTCTCGACCCCACTTTTTGTTCACCCGTGATCAATATCAGATGTGGGTGGCAGAAGAGACTCATCAAAAGTATGTGTCTCAACACTCTCCCCCATGTCATCGAACATTGTACAAATGAGAAAAATCTCGACAGAATGTTTAACGTGTTGCGAGTAATAGAATCAGAATCATGAGAATAACAATAATAATCATATTAACGTCTAAAACATTTTTCGTTTTCTTGACTTCTTTCTTTTCGACTGTGAATCCTCTATCTATATTCCTTCCTGGTAAAAGGGGTCTAGATAAAGGGCAATTGGGGGTTATGGGGCGACACATGTCTATCGTGTTGTCACCAGCAGTTATACCATAACTACATAAAGGGCTCTCTTCGTCCACTGGGAAATTGGTGTTTATCTCGACTGGAGCTGTGGGATAACTACCAAACGCATGAGGTTGCCTACTCGCCCCTGGTAAAGAAAAGTCTCCCATCACGTAGGGATTGAAATCATTTATCGTGTTATCATCATCGAGCATATCCTTACTCATCTTATATTAACGTGATATATATTTTTTGTACTCCATCTTTCGACCATGGGCCTCCCACATGGCGTCTAAATCTATATTCAACATGTGGGCCAATTGAAAGAGATAACTAAACACATCACCCATCTCCATCATGATGTCCACCCCCCTCTCCTTTTTGATGTTTGCTTTTTTAAACGTTCGCTTGTATTGCCTTATCGCTGAGGCGAGTTCTCCAAACTCTTCAGAAAGTAAAAGCCACACCGTATCTACTTCAGCCTTGTCCCACCCTTTGGACTTGCAAATCTTTTCAGTCTCCGCCTTATAATAGTTCAGTGACATCTTCTTACGCATTTTACCCACGTAACCTTTATACTCCTATGTTATTGTTTATAGGTATCTTCGCACCGTACGTACTCGTATTCGCGGGAGGTTCAGGAGGGACCGCCATGGTGTCGATATCGCGCATGTACCCCATGAACTGTGCCACCCCAGACTGAATTTGCCCCAGGGCAGTCTTGATCACGAGACTGTTCATGAATTTCACCTGTTCATGAACCGCTTCGGTATGATTACCAGCGTTGTTGATGAACACCACGCGCATGATGCTGTAGAGATCGTCGGGGTTCTGATAATCGATGGATACCCCAGTATCATTCCTGAAGGTCTGGCGGATGGCCCGCTGGAGAAGATTCACATTAAAATCTGAAAAGTACAGGGTATTCAGGGGGGTGGGTGTCTGCTTTATGGAGTTTAAATGAAGTGAATCACACATTTAATATTATCCAGGAAAAAAAGTGTGTGTAAAATATAAATGATTGCTGCAGCTGATTTTGATGAAGCCTATAGCACCAAGGCTTGTAACTACGAGGTTCCGGTGTGTAAGGCACCAGACTGTTTCATAGCATCTTACACCCCTGTGTCAAAACCAGGTGAACTCGGCCCGTTCAACGTGAACACGAGTTTTCTCCAACCCAACAGATACGCAGAGACTGTGGGCCCCGTTCCTGTTCGAAGTGTGGACTTCAAATGTTAGTTAAAAAATAGAAATGTAATAGTATCATAAGAATCATGAGGGTTATTAAACGGTCCGGTCGTGTTGAAGACGTAAAGTTTGATAAGGTCACCAACAGGATCTCCAAATTGCGATATGCATTATCAGAACATGTCGACGCCTCTATGATTGCAAAGCAAGTTTTTTCTTCCATGTACGATAACATCACCACCCACGAAATAGACACCCTCTCGGCAGAAATATGCATCGGGATGATCACCAGCGACCCAGATTATGAGATTTTGGCAACTAGAATCGTCGCGAGTAACATTCAGAAGACCGCACCCTCGACGTTCTCGGGTGCCATGCGCATCTTACACGAAGCCGGTATCGTCACGGACGAAATCGTAGCCCTCGCACCCAAGGTGGATGAGGTCATAAATCCAGAGCGCGACTTTCAGTTTGGTTACTTTGGTATTAAAACACTCGAGAAAGGGTACCTCATGAAGGTGAAGGATATCATCACGGAGACTCCGCAGTACATGTACATGCGCGTGGCCCTGGGTATTCACGGTGAAGATGTACAGGCTGCGTGCGAAACGTATCATGCCATGTCCAACGGTGCATGCATTCATGCCACACCCACTTTGTTCAACGCTGGTACACACAGACCGCAAATGAGTTCATGCTTTCTAGTGTCAAATAAGTTTGATAGTATAGACGGGATTTATGATACACTCAAGGAATGTGCACAAATCAGTAAATGGGCTGGTGGTATAGGTTTGCACATCCACGATGTTCGTGCGAATAACTCAATCATCGAAGGTACTAACGGTCAATCGGATGGTATCATTCCCATGATGCGCGTGTACAACGCGACGGCGCGCTACGTGAATCAAGCTGGACGCCGCAAGGGTTCCATCGCCGTGTACATCGAACCGTGGCACGCGGATATTCTCGACTTTCTTGACATACGCCTGAATCAGGGGGACGAGGAGGCGCGATGCAGAGATCTCTTCTCCGCACTGTGGATTCCCGATTTGTTTATGAAGCGCGTAGAGGCGGGTGGTACATGGTCGCTCTTTTGCCCCAACAAGGCGAAGGGTCTTTCGGATGTATACGGAGACGAGTTTGAGACGCTTTACGAAAAGTATGAACGCGAAGGACTCGCGGATGCCACCATCCCCGCTGTAGACATATGGAGGGCGATCATCAAGTCTCAGAGTGAAACGGGTACCCCTTACATGTTGTACAAGGATGCGTGTAATAAAAAGTCCAACCAGAAGAATCTCGGAATCATCAAGAGTTCAAATTTGTGTTCGGAAATTATTGAATACTCAGACCCCAAGGAGACCGCCGTGTGCAATCTCTCCTCCATCGCTCTTCCAACATTTGTTGACAGGAAGACGAAGGCATTCAATCACGAAAAACTTCATGCAGTCACCAAGATGATTACCAAAAATCTCAACAAGGTCATAGATCGCAACTTTTACCCTACAGAGACGGCGAAACGTTCAAATATGCGACACAGGCCCATTGGTATCGGGGTCCAGGGGCTCGCTGACGTCTTCATCATGTGTGGCCTCCCCTTTGGGTGTGAAAAGTCTCGAGATCTCAACGCACACATCTTCGAGACTATGTATCACGCGAGTCTCGAGGCGAGTTGTGAACTCGCAGAGGTTGACGGGGCCTATGATACTTTCGAGGGATCCCCGGTGAGTCAGGGTATTCTTCAGTTTGACATGTGGGACCGAAAGCCTCGGTTCAGTGGATTGTACGACTGGGAATCCATGCGCGAACGTGTAAAGAAGGGTGTGAGGAACAGTCTCCTCTTGGCACCCATGCCCACCGCGAGTACATCACAGATTCTGGGGAACAATGAATGTTTCGAGCCGTACACGACAAATATCTATCTTCGCCGAACCCTCGCCGGAGAGTTTGTTGTTGTCAATAAGCACCTCGTGAAGGACCTCCAGGCTCTCGGTCTTTGGTCGAAGGAAATGAAGGACCTCATGATTAAATCTGGTGGTTCGGTACAGAATATCACGGATATTCCTGATGATATCAAAGAGATTTATAAAACTGTATGGGAAATCAGTCAGAAGGTTATAATCGATATGGCTGCTGATCGTGGTGTGTTTGTCGACCAGAGTCAGAGCATGAATCTTTTCGTCGAAAGTCCCACATTGTCCAAGCTTTCATCTATGCACATGTATGCATGGAAGTCGGGGTTGAAAACTGGGATGTATTATTTGAGAAGTAAAGCGAAGGCAAGACCCATTCAATTTAGTCTCGAGGCTGATTGTACCGCTTGTTCAGCTTAAAGTTTTGAATACTTAATAATACAGAGAAATGGCAAAGTTTCACACCCTCCTCGATACACTTGAAATCTCAGAGTACGACGGTCGCAAGATTTCACTGAGTACCAAAGATGGAAAACCTATGCGTATTCAAACACCTCGTCTATACATGCCTTTCGGTATATCTGGGTTTACCCCGGCGGTAGGTGCCACCAAATGGAACATCGACTTTTCTATGAAGGGTTATGACGAAGAGAACAACTATGTGAAACATTTTTATGAAACATTACAAAAGGCTGAAGCTGCCATAGTAGAGGCTATTCATAAACAGAGTCCTAAAATCTTTGGAAAGTCTATGAGTGTCGATGAATTGTTACCAATGTTCAATTCAAATATTAAAACTTCAACTGATCGTGAACCCAAGTTTCGCGTGCGCGTTGATACGACGATGGATGGGGATTTAAAACCTGGTATTTTTGATAGTGAAAAAAATGTCATTAAAACTGATGTAAAGGATAAACTATACGCAAGAAATTCGGGGATTGCCATCGTAGAGATGAACAGTGTGTATTTCTTGAATAAGAAGTTTGGTGTCACTTGGAAACTTCATCAACTTGTTGTATATGAACCACAACAACTCAAGGGTTTTCAATTTATTTTGTAACTCTCTCGTCTGCTAATAATAACTGATAAATCATCTGGGCCTCTTTCAATAGTTTTCCCTTCAACACGGTGAAACTATTAGGATCGTCGTTCATTTTTATTTTTGCAATTCTCACAGCATCGTCCCACTTGGCGAGCGTCATTTATTTTACTTCTTCATTTTTTTTACGAGCTTCTTGTGTTCGGCAGTCCCCGCCCTGGGCTGCTTCTCGAAGGTTCCCTTCTTCGCTTTAAACACCTTGACCATGCTCTTATTTCCCTCTTCCTTCATGCGGCGAATGGCAGCCTCGACGGCAGCCTTGCTCTTTATCCTACCATCCTTTCCCTGTGTGAGATCAGACTTCATGAGACCACCTGCAGTCCTTTCAGCGGTACCGTGGAAAACCTGAGCGCGTGTTCCCTCTTTAATCATTTATAGTATCATCGGAAAATTTTTCGGATGGCGTCGATGGACTTCTCCTGCTTCATGGGAATTTGAAATTCGATCCTCTTGTCGTTGAGAACATCGGCGCACAAGACCGATTTGTGACCCTGAAGAGACATCATGGCCAACTCGACGCTCCTAAATCTTTGGGTGTCGTTATAGACGAGCTTCTTCACATACACCTCTTTAGTCTGCCCTGACCTATGGCACCTTCCGATGGCCTGGAGTTCAGTGGAGGGATTCCATGAGGGAGATATGATGTACACCCTGGTGGCACACTGAATATTGAGACCCTGACCACCACATTTAATCTGAACGATGAGTACACTGTTGGATGGAGCAGCCGAAAAGAGTTCGATTCGTCTATTTCTTTCATCCTTCTCGACACTCCCATCGATGCGAAATACAGTGCACATGAGGGTCTTTTCAATGTAATCCATCTCACCCTTAAACTGACAAAACACAACCGCCTTTTCGTCTGGGTGACTGTTGATGTGCATGAAAAGTTTATCCATCTTGTGTGTCTTGTGCTTCCATATTTGTGGGGGTTGGTCGAGTTTTTTCGACACACCGTCGAGATACAATTGGGGCCAAATCATGAGTTGCCGAACACGTAATAGACACTCGAGAATGTGCATATTTCTCGCCTCTACGGAGACTGTCGTACTCATGATGTGTTTGATGGTGTCCTGAGCCTCCATGAAAGCACACTCGTACAATGATTGCTCTTCTGGGTACATGTCGAGTTCTACGTTTTCAAAATGGCAGTAGGGAAGGTCCAGTGAACTGTCAGCTTTCGTGCGTCGCAAGATGTAGATATCCTTGATTTGTTTGTGCATACCTTGCACAACATTCTTGGAGAGGCCAAGAAATGCACAAAGGGTGACAAAATCCTCCATTGAATTGAAAACGGGTGTACCAGTCACGAGCCATCTTATGGAGGACCTGAATGCATTCAGACACTTGAAAGTTCTCGTCTGTCTGTTTCGTATTTCATGGGCTTCGTCGAGGACGATGCGGTCCCAGTGTATCATTCCAAGAATGGACGTCTTACTGTATGTCACACTATAGGGACATATGACAACATCGTGTGCAAGTAGGTCTTGTTTTTCATTTGTTCTTTTTGGACCGTCATACACGAGAACACTGAGTCCTGGTGCAAACTTCTTGAGTTCTTTGGACCACTGAGTCACGATAGTTTTGGGAACCACAATGAGTGTATTGTTTTTGGGGTTCCCAAGAATGGTCGCGATAATCTGAATTGTCTTTCCGAGTCCCATCTCATCACAGAGAAAGCCACCCTTCGGACCTTCTTTTTGATTCTCCATCCCAAGCATCCATTTAACCCCATCAACTTGATAGGGTGCGTAGAGGGTACCGTTGAGTGTGTACTTCATTCTGACTTGTTTATCTGAAAATATTACTTCGACTTAGGTTTATATTTACCTAAACTTAAAATTACCAACACCACCTGCACACCGATTGTGGCCATCTCCGTTTCCATCATCGTAGTGCACATAGAATACAAATGGTCTAATGTACAATTATTCTTGTCTGACAAATCTACTATATATGGTATTACTTTTGTTGGTAACGTGAACATTTTACGTTTCCTGACATGAACTGTTTTCCTGATTATGACAGTAGAGAATCTTACGATACTCATATTTTAATCTTCTACGAAATAATTATCGTCCGAATCGGACGTAATCTCACATACCTGTGGGGGTAATTCTTTAGGTGTCCTCGGTTTTCTCGTCTTCGGGGGCTCGATACCATGTTCTCTGTGATACAAAACTTTTTGCCAAAACGCCTCCATCACCGGAAAATACTTTTCGAACCATCCACGATCCCTGGGAACCCTCGTGACGACAAACTCTTCCGGCCTGGGCCAATTGAAATCTGCAGCCTTGTATTGGATAAAGTCACACTCTTCGAGGTCTAAGATTTCCATACATAATTGAAGCTGGGGCATGTAATGAGCGGGTACTTCTGGCGTGATGACACGGGACATGGGACATTTAATCTCGATGAGTTTCCCGGATTCGCTGACACCATCTGGACTTCCACCCAACCACGGATATTTGGGATGAGGGCACAACCCAATCTCATGAACAACTTCATTATATCTTTGTTCATAAAGAACACGTGCCTCATCCTCGTATTTATTTCCATGTTCCGTCGCCGCGTTACCAGTAAACTTGTTGTACCCACACTTTTTTAACAAGAGTGCGTTGGGCGATTCATATTTATTCTCACCTATGGCGGAAGCTACGTCACTGGCAGTCAGCATGTTTCCACGGAGTTCGAGCCATTCTTGTGAACGCTGTGCAGCGTATTCACGCTCGATGAGTTTCTTTACACCTTCATGCATTTAATATTGTACCCCCGGTGTGTTTAAGCTCATTGGTATTACTGGTGGATAGAAGAATGCTTTCGCAGCGTATTGTTCTGCTAATTTTTTATTTTTTGCATACCCTTGGCCCACACAGACGTTATCGACGAACGCGGCAATGTAAAACATACCACCCTCATGTCTCAATATGGAGTACACTGGTAAACTGAGTCTGTTGGACTGACAATAACGCATGAGATGATCCTTGAAGTTATCATCCACCATGATAGAATCAAGATTCACGAAGGTTGGGTCATTGTATATGCGTAAAATAAACTCTTTGGCGTGAAGGAGTCCCAAATCCATATATATGGCACCCACAAGGGCTTCAAATGCATCCTCTAAAATCTTTGGATTACGGTTCCATTCGTTACGCATACCTTTCTCATCCATCTGGACCCACTTATACAATTCAAGTTTTGAGGCTATGCATGCGAGCGTTTCCCCTCTCACGAGTTTCGTGCGAGCTTTGGTCAAAAAACCCTCCTGTCTATTTTCAAATTTGTCATACAGGAACTTTGTGATGACAAACCCTAGTACAGAATCACCTATAAACTCTAACGTTTCGAAAGACCCCTTCAAGTTTTCATTTTCTTTGATTGCTGATTTGTGTGTAAATGCTTTTTGGTACAAATCTATATCAGATATCTTTGTACCAACAAGGTTTTCGAGAGATGCCCTATCGATAATCATTTTTATATAATAGTATTTTATTTTTTAAGCATCAACCTTCGTGTAATGGGGGCTGAGGTACTTCTGAAGATTGAGGAAAGTCACCTGGACATCCGCGGGAGGCTCGAGGAGGTCGCGAAGCTTCTTGTCGAGCACGAGCACTCGACCGTTGTCTGGGTGCTTGAGCCCGTTGTCCTTCACGTACTTGTTGATGGCACGCGTGACCGAACTGCGGGAGACCAACTGTCCCTCCGGGAGACCGAGGAACTCACGAAGCTTTTCAGAAATCTTCTGCTCGCGGTTGAACCCATTGTTCTTCGCGCGGTTGGCAGACTTCTCACCAGTGGGATCATCTTGGGTAGCCTTAATCTTTCGGACAATCTTGCTGAGCGCCTTGAGCTCCTTCTGGATGGCAGCGAGTTCGGAAAGAATAGTTTCGGTAGACATTATACCTTCTATAGGCCCCATATCTTTAAGTATAGTAGTATGAACGATAGAGCGAATATACTCAGTATGGCTCTTATGTATATTCGCATGTCTTGCATTTTACCAAACCCGTAGGGCTCAGCGGGTGGGGTATCTGGGTTTTGTCCAGGGCACCCACCGTGACAGCACCCTTTTTCGCACGGGACGATGTACCCACCGTGTTTCATTCCACAGGCCTGATCCCGTCTCGGATCCCCGAATGTTTCATCGGCGTAACACCTACACACGTCACAATTCATATTATAAGATGGCAAGTTTAAAATTCTCGTCAAACTTACCGAGTGTAATCTTCTTTTCGTCGATGAGATGTTGTATCTGCACACCAATCTCTGTGTTGTACATGTACGCATCATTGTATGCATCTTCAGCTTTTACACTGGGCATGAACATCATGAAGGCTAACAGCTTCTGGGATTGTGGGATGTCTTTGTTTTGCACAGCGCGTATGACACTCGGTGGAATGTTCATTATATGAAACCTAGTTTTTAATTTGTAAATAAATGACGCGACAAGATAATATTATATACATATATAAATGGATGAAAAAAGTTATTCAAAACCTGTGATAAACAGGTTTCTTGAATCCCACTTTTTTTTCAGGGACCCACTTTTGAAGAAATATTTTCAGAAGAATGATGTGAAAAGGTTTAGAAACCGTGTACACCGGCAGCATCCAAACGAACAATTTGAAAAGTTGGTGTACGTTCTAGTCACCGATTCGATACGAGATATTATACTGGACACTATCGGAGAGCTCACGGTATTTTTGAAAAACATGGGGGACCTCATCGTGAGTGGTGGGGAAGCGTTCAACATGTACATGGATTACAAGGATCGTATCATCACGAGTGATATCGATGCCAAATTTGTTCCCAGAATGGCGAGTGATAGAAAGTATTTTGGTAAACTTCAAGCGGTGAAACTTATTTTGTGGGATAAATTGGGGCAGATTGCCAAGAAACTCAACAAGAGGGTGAAGAAAAGAATACTTTCGAGGTCACATCCTATATTCAAGTTTTTAGGGGTGGGGTTCAAGAAAAGTGGACCTTACGTCACCAGAAGGTACACATTGTTAAAAAAGAAAAAATCAAGTAACGATAAAAAACCCTCGGTGGGTGATATATTCATAGATGTTGAATTATTCGCTCTAGATTTAAAACTACGATACTTTTCCATAGCCACGGGAAAGATAGAAGACTTTTCCGTAGGTGGTATACTCGACATACCTTTCATGAGACCTAAAGAGTTTGGATACGGGGTGGTAAAGAGTGTGTCCAGGAGAGGAGTCAGCTACAGAGACACGGAAACTGGTCGGGTGAAACTGAATAATAACATCATCGTCGCTAGTAAGGAGTTTTTAATCGAAGATATTTATTTGATGCATAAACTTAAACTCAGACCAGAGAAGAAAGAAAAGGACCGCCAACGTCTCTTGAAACTCGCCAAACTGTTTAAAGTTCGTGTAACTTCAAATGATACCATCGATAAGATATTCACAAAAGTCCAACCGAAAATATCAGTAGGTAAGAAGAGAGTTCTTAAATCTAAAAATCCCAGCTTGAAGAGGGCTGCTCGTATAGACCCTCATAAATATGCAAACTTTACGACTAAACCATCCAAAGTACGATTATCTAAACAAATTGTCGTTGGTGTTAATCCAGTGTTACCCAACACGAAGATCAATGGATTTGAAAAGTCTTCGGGGAATCAACGATTTAATATGGATTCATTATCGTGGAAGAAGAATAATTCAGAAGAGTACATTAAAAATGAATTTGAAATGAGACCCACGGCAGAGCAGTCTTTTCCGAACACCGTGAATACACAGGAAACGCTTTATGGTTTCAGGCCACGAAGAGATGGTTGGGTTCCTAAACCATTACTCAAACGAGCTGCTAATATACCATTTGTTGGTTTAAAGAATTAACACGTAAGTACTGTATACAAGATGATTTATGACAATCTTACCAAGGGGGATGATGGCATGTACCATGTTCGCGTTTTCACCGATGATCGCAAGAAGTATTTTATTCAAGTGAATGATGTCACCATCACGGAAGTGACGGACGATCTCGTGTTTGAAACCAACTCTGAAAAGATTGATGCTGTCCATGAAATGAACATTCAGAGCGCCATAGAGAATAGTAAGGAGTGGTTTGGTAAAAATCTCGCCGAGAAGACGCTTCGTTCGGCGTACACCAGGGAAGATACTATTTCAGCAGAGTATATCCCAGAAACGAAAGTCTTCAATTCCGATAAGGTCCAGATTGGGTTTGATACCATCAAGCCAGGTGACACCTGTTCGATCATCCTAGAGTTTTCTGGGTTGTGGTTTGCTAAAAAGGCGTTTGGCCCCAGCTGGAATATTGTCCAGGTCAAGGTACACCCTCCTCCGGAGGAAAAGTTCGATGAGACTTATCCAGCGGATTATATGTTTGAGGATGACGAGTAAAAAAAAATTATACATAGTATATAAAGATGAATATGTTCAAAAAGATTTCCGCGCGCCAGGTTGCTATTGCTCTCGCGGTGGTCGTCGTGATTTACATGCTCTGTCAGCCCGGTAAGCGAAAGTCTATGTACTCCGTCCACGAGAGTATGTACGCCCCCACAGGTACGGCGGGTCCATCCCCCGTGGGAGCCGACGTTTCCCAGTGTGAGATGAAGGCTGGTACTGGTCTCGCCTCCTCTCTTCTTCCCCGTGAGGTTGCATCCCAGGAGGATTTCGGTCAGTTTGCCCCCGAGGATATTCTCGCGGGTCAGAACTTTCTCGAGCCCCGCAGCCAGATTGGTTTCCCAGAGAGTATCGGCGGCACCCTTCGTAACGCCAATCAGCAGATCCGCGCCGAGCCTCCCAATCCTAAAGAACCGTTCATGTGGAACAACTCCACAATCGCCCCTGATTTAATGCAGCGCCCCCTTATATAAACAACTTAAAGGTAAACACTCTTTATATACATATAATGTCGAGTGAAGATCTCACGAACAGCGTCTCTAAACTGGTTGAACTCAACAAGCAGATTACAGAAGCTCGAGCGGATATTAAAATACTCACAGACGCAGAAAAGGCACTTAAGTCACGAATCAAAAAAATGATGATCGACAACGGCCTCGACGTCATCAATCTCAAGAAGGGTAAAATCTCTGTGAAGAAAAGTGTCAGGAAGGGTGGCCTTAATAAAGCCTCAGTGAAGGAGGGTCTCATTCGATTCTTCGACGGTAACGAAGAGCAGACGGAAACTGCCTTAAAGGTTATACTCGAGAATCTACCAACCAAGGAATCCTCTACCCTTTCACTCACTGGACTCAAGAAATAATGGTTTGGAATCAGTACGTATGGGAAGCCACGGTTGGGACCGAGGCGTACATGAGCGACGACGATGACCAGGACACGACTCCGCTATCATTCGAAGATTGGGAATTGCAATACGATGACGTTCTTCGCATGATGTGGAACACAATGCGCACACTGTTTTACGACGCGCACATTACGCACCAGGGGACTCTGAATGACTTTTCACGATTTTGTTACACGGAGCATGACCCCATCGAGACCAGGGTGGAGAACCCACGACTCTTCCACGTGTGGCAAAACGTCAGGCGAATCGTGAATGCCAACGGTCTTCACGAGGAGATGATGAGAGGTGTCGCGTTTGGAAACTTTGTTTGCTTTTGCGAAGATATCATGCTAGTCGCGTGATAATAATGTTGCAATAGAATAAATGATTACGTCTCCGAAAGTTGCCGTCCCCTCCGCTCTTTTTCTTGTGCTCAGCCCGGGTATGTTTCTGAAAACGGATGGAACTAAACTTTCCTTTAAAAACATGAGCACAGATCGTATGTCCGTGTTTTTCCACGGTCTCGTATTTTTCCTCGTGTACTCTATCGTCGCCAGGGCTATGGGTATCGTGTTGACCAAGACAGATATTCTCGTGACGACGATCCTTTTCATGACTCTCAGCCCGGGTATGCTCCTCACCCTCCCTCCGGGTAAGGGTGGTGTGTTTACGTCAGGGGAGACCAGTCAGTCGGCTGTCATCGCACACACTGTCGTCTACGCCGTCGTGTTCGCTCTTTTACGAAAGCAATTTCCTCAGTTTTATTAAATGGAATACCTCGTATTGGGTCCAGCATCCATGGGGATATTTTCGCTCATAGGTTGTATAACGAAGTATGAAAAAGAGTTGAAAAATATAAAAGAAATTTCGGGCTCTTCAGCAGGAGCTGTAATAGGAGTAGCTTTAGCTTTAGATATACCATTACCTGAGATTCTCGATAGACTTTTATCTGTAGATTTCGAAAATCTGACAAAGTTTAAAATTAAATGCCTCGTTAAAAATTATGGCCTCATAGACATGAAACCTGTTCGTGAAATACTCGTTAAATGCTATGGATGTGACCCCACATTCTCTGAACTACAAAAAAAGGTGTATATATCTTCGTACTGTCTCAATAGATGTAGAACAGAATACTTTTCAGTTGACTCCCACCCGGACATGAAAGTCGTCGACGCGGTGTGCATGAGTATAGCTATACCCCTGTTATTTCCACCTGTTAAACACATGGACATGTTTTATATGGATGGATGTACGAGAGAGTTAATTCCGGTGACTCCCTTTTTAGACAAGAAAGCTGACAAGATATTTTGTATAAAATTAAAGTTGAAGGAGATATTTTTTGAAAAGATTACAAATCTGAAACAGTTTATACAAGCAATTACTACGACAGCCCTGAAATTACCTGATACTAATATTATGAAATTAGGTACAGTCAAGGAAATAGATACGAATGATATAGATATATATAACTTTACGATGCCTTATGAACATAAACTTCGTCTGTTTATAATGGGCATGAATACTTAACACCACCCCATATGTTATATTTTTTTATGAGATTATAACAATATGGATGCGTGTGACCCCGATATTGACACAGAGAATATAAGAAACTTTATAAAACTTCACACAGGTCAGAGTGTGAAGATACCCAGGGCAAAGTTATGCCAACTGAGTATAGATGCGAAAGACGACAAGCTACCTCTGCCACCCCTCGTCCTCAGTCGCGATAAAAAGTATATGCTGGATAGTAAATCTCCTCTCACCCAAAGGGATTATGAATTATTATTTAGTTCGTCAGTGAAATCTACGGAAATAAAACGAATCGCGAGAAAGACTGGGTTATCAGAGGTTGATAAAACTATTTCGGAATTGAAAAATGCTATAGGGCGTAGACTCAAAGGATTGAATATTCGAGAACCAATTCAGTTACACAATAAACGGGAAGTCATCGTGAGTAATTTCAACACCGAAAGTACCAATAGGAACGCGAACCTCAACAGGAACGCGAACCTGAATAGGAACGCGAACCTCAACAGGAACGGGAACCTCAACAGGAACGGGAACCTGAATAGGAACGGGAACCTCAACAGGAACGCGAACCTGAATAAGAACGGGAACCTGAATAAGAACGGGAACCTCAACAGGAACGGGAACCTCAACAGGAACGGGAACCTGAATAGGAACGGGAACCTCAATAGGAACAATAGGAACAATAGGAACAATAGGAACGGGAACCTCAATAATAACGACATACAAAAGTCTTTAGCTAGGAAAAGACATGAAGAACGAATGAAACGTTTTCAATTCAACGGGAATAGGTACACAAACAGAAACACAAACACTACTCGATTCAGTACCTATAACATCCAAACATCTAATACTAATAGCAAG